GATCAGCACGCGCAACTCGGCGGGCATCGTCTGCCAGCCGGCCCCAAGCAGATTGGGGTCGAGCCCCATCAGCAGCCCGGCGATCGCCGCGGCGACACCGGCGGCGTGCGCGTACCAGGCGCGCGCCAGCGCGCGCCCCTTCGCAAGAAGCGTCATGGTTTCGTCCTTGGTGGAGGGTCAGGTCAGTGGCGGTCGGGAAGCCGTTGCAGCAGCAGGTCGAGCTTCGCTTCCATGCGCGCGCTCTGGCGGCCCTGGTCGCGCAGATCGATCTGCATCTCCTTCCCCTGCTGCTCGACCTGATCGATGCGGCGGTCGGTCTGGTTCATGCGCTGCTCGTGGGTCTTCAGGTCGCCGCGCATGTCGCCGGTGCCGACGACGAACGTGCCAACCGGGGTGAGCGCGGCCAGCAGCAGGCCCAGCGGCGCCCACCATTCCTTCAGGGCATTGCTCATGTCGGCTCTCCGCGCGGTTGATCGGGGATGCGGTCGAGAAAGGCAGGCTCGACGTTGCGCCGGCAATGGTCGGGCGCGTCGCCGAGCAGGATGAACACGCGGTCGACCACCGGCGCGAGGATCCGCGCCCACCATGCGCCGCGCAGCACGCCGCGGCCGATATAGCTGCTGATCGTCTCGTCGGCCGACGGGCAGGTGTCGGTCAAGCCGGCGACGAACAGCACGCCCACGATCACGACTTGCGCGAACTGATCGACCGAGACGAGCAACTGGCGCGCCACCGCGCCCAGCCGGTCAGGCAGGCCAGCCATGATCGACCTCCACCGCCGCGATGTCCGCCGCGTTTACCGCCGCGTCGATCGCCGCGCGCTTGGCGAGTGCAACCGCATGGCAGGCGGCGATATGGCGACCGACTGCCAGCCCCATCGCGATCATCGCCGCGGCGTCGTGTTTGACGACGCTGTCGTCGTGCATCGTCCAGTCGACCGTGAAGGGCTGGTTCGCGGCCTGCGCGATCATTGCCATCTGCACCGCGCCCGAGACCTTCAGCCGGCTTTCCTGATCGGTGTCGACCGCTCCGAGCGGCGAGGCGCAGCCGCCATCCTCCGCCGCCTGTCGCCGCGCCTTCACCGCTTCCCAGCACGCGCTGCGCAGCGCCTCGATGGTCGGCGCGATGGCGACCAGCGCCGATCCGTCCCAGCGCCATGTTTCGGGCTCGACCGCGTCGCTCGCCGGGTGCGGGGTCGATCCTTCGGGAACATTGAGCAGCAACGATTCAAGCGTCGTCGCCTCGACGATGCTGTGGACCAGCCCGGTCGTGTCGTCCGCCACAGCGTATCTCATTTCTTGAACTCCGTGGCGGTCATCCTGATGCTGGAGGCGAACCAGTTGCGGATCCCGCCGCCGTTGTACTCGTACACGCGCAGGGTATAGGTCACTGCGCCGGTGCCCGGCGTCGTATCCAGCTCCCATTGGCCGTTGATCGCGGAGCCTGTCAGGATGAACTGGCTGAGGCTGATCTGTGTCTCGACACCGTCCTTCGATCGGACGATCCAGGCATTGGCATTCGACCCGCTGTAGCCTGATTTGACGGTGTAACTTGCCTGAAACCGGTACTCGATCCGCACCGACCCACCGCTGGTGTTCATCGTGATCGAGGCAATGTCCTTGGTCTCGTTGGAGGTGAAGCCGCTCGATGTCGCCACCGCGATGGTGTTGGTGACCGCATTGTCCTTGATCTTGATCGTGTCGACCTCGAGATCCTTGATATGCGCGCCGATGACGACGAGGTTGCCGATCTGCGCGCTCGAGGCGATCACGTCCTGCGCCGCCAGCAGTCCGCCCGTCCTGTTCCACTGGCCGTCGAGCCAGTACCATGACTGCTTCGCCGCCGGCTGATACCAGATCTGGCGATCGAACTGCCCGCTGCCTGGGTTGGCCTCCTGCACGAAGCCGAACACCGGGTCGCCCTTCGCGCCGGCATCGCCGCGGTCGCCCTTGTCGCCGCGATCCCCCTTGTCGCCGTGGTCGCCTTTCGCGCCATCGATGATCTTCGTCACCGCTACCCGGTGGCTGGCGCCGCCGGCGGAAGCGATAATCGTCTCGGAGGCGCCGTAACCCTGGCCCTCGTTGTAATCGATGACCGCCTGCACTCGCGCGGCGCTGATCGTCATCGTGTTCGTGCCGAACGTGATGTCGTCGCGTCCGTAAAGCGCGTGTCCGATGACCGAACTCCACGACACCGGGCCGACTGCGTTGATCAGCGTCGCGGTGAAGGTGACCGCGCCGCCGACATAGCCGGTGCCGGGCACGTAGCGGAGTGCCTGCGGCGACGCCGCCACGGTCACCACCGGCGGGTTGATCCCGTCTGCGCCCTTCAGCCCGTCTGCGCCGCGCGCCGAGAAGTCGACGTCGTTGAGCCGGCCGCCCGGGGTCGCAAAGCTGCTGTCGAAATAGAAAAGCGCGTTGGCCCCGTGATCTACGCGACGATGCTCGATACCGTTCGCATAATAGATGACGTAGCGGCCGTCGTAGAGCACCTGATAGGCGGTGTCGGTCGAGTACGCGCCGAACGATGCCCGCCACTGGCCGTTTTCGAAGATCATCGACGTACCGTCGGCAACCAGGTACCAGGCGTAGTCGAGCGACCCGTAGGACGCATCGGTGGTCGGGTCGGTGTTGAGGCCCGCCATGATCGCGCAGTTGGTCTGCCCGGGCTTGAACGACGCGACCGCGCCGCCGCGGAAGCCGACCGTCGAATAGGCGTCGCTGTCCCAGTCGTTCGCGCCGCCGTTCTTGATCAGTTGGCGGCCGGCCGCGACCACCAGCCCGCGCGTAGCGATGCCGAACGGCGGTCCGCGATATTCGGACCAGGCGTAAAGCCCCGGTGCCGTCGGTTCGTCCGGCGAGGTGCCATGCGCGAAACCGACATAGGAGCGGCCGGCCGGCGCGCCGGTGGTGAAATCAACCGTCCCGTCGGGGGAGTTGGCGTAGGCGAAATACTGGTACCAGGTCTGGCCATCCTTGCCCTTTTCGCCGGGCAGGCCGTCGACGCCGGCGATCGCCGAGGCGGGAATGCCGCCGACGATGCTGAAGCTCGTCTGCAACACCGCGTCGCGGCTGCCGTCGGCGCCCGAGAAGACCGTCTCGTAGCCGCGCCCTTCGGCCCAGCCCTTGACGCCGACGAGCGTGTACGCCCCCCGCATCCTCATGCCGTTGACGTATTTGGCCCGCGATCCACCGCAGCTCAGAACCTGCGCGATCAGGTCGGCGCGCCCGGCGTGGTTGGAAGCCGGCTCGTCCGACGTGTAGATCGCCACCGGCGTGCCGGCCGGGATTGCGGCCAGGAGGTTGATCATTCCCTGCACGCCGTGGCGATCCCCGCCGGCATAATCGTCAGCGGGATGTTTGATCTCGCCGTCGCCGTAGATGTCGAAGTGGCGGACCTTCCAGTCGTTGCGGCTGCGCCGCCAGCAGACCGAATAGCTGCGCGCGTAATCGGCGGACGTGCTGCCATTGTCGGGGTCGACGAAGATCGTGCCGTCGCCCTTCCACAAGCCGTGCCGATACCCCGCCGGCTGCGCCTCGTTCGCGGCGTTCAGCCCCATCGACGAGAGCGTGTAGGTCTCCGCGTCGAGCCCCGGGTCACCGGCCTTGGCGAGCACGCGCCAATAGGCGTTGCTGAGCGTGGGCAGCTGCGGCGGCGCGTTGCCCGCGGACGGCACCGGGTTGGTGTAGACCCAGCTCGATCCCTGCTGCTGGACCATGTTGCCTTCGCGGTACGTCGTGCTCGGCGCCCACGCGCCGGTGTCGATCAGCGTCGCGGTAAAGGCGATATCGGCGAGCGCGTGGACCGACCAGGTCCGCTCGGCGGTGATCGCCAGCTTGCCGAACGGCGGGGCGATCTCGAGCTGGCGGACCTTGGCAACCGGCGGGAGCGCTGAGCCGTCGGCCGCCAGCGTCAGCGACGGCATGCCGATTCCGACCGGCTGGACGAACAGCCGCCCCATCCACGACACGCCGGCGACCGCGTTGACGCTCGCCGCCAGCTCCTGGATCAGCTCGCGCGCGGTGGTCTGCTGGTCGAGGTAGAGCGAGAGATCGTACGGCCGCGCGACATCGAGCGCGTTCAGCGCGGCGTCGGCAATCCGCCCGGCACCGCCCGACAGCAGCGCGATCCGGCGGATTTGCTGTCCCGGCCGCCGCGACCAGCCGTCCGGGCCGCCGGTGTCGCCCCGCACGAGGAAAGACACCTGTCCCACCGGCGGCGCGCCGAAGCGCGCCCAGCCGCCCGACAGCGCGGTCGCCCAGCGCCCGGGCGGGATCGCGGCGGCGAGCAGCTCGGCGAGCGTGGCATAATCCTGAACCGGCGCTCCGTAGCGCAGCAGCCGCTCGAGCGCGGCATCGATCGCGACGATCGGGCCATGTCCCGAGACCTGGAACAGCGACGTCACCGGGTCGACCAACACGCCGGGCACGTAGCGCGGCGCGCCCAGCGCCAGCGGCTTGACCTGCCCCTTCAGCGACGCCGGCCCTTCCGCGCCGGTGGTGCCGGCATAGGTGGCGAGCAGCGCACGATCGAGCCAGCGATCGTCGACCGCGAAGGTCAGCTCGGCGCGGCCGTCGGCGATCGCCGGCTGCTGCGTCACGCGCGCGTCGACGCGCTGCGTCCACGCGGCAAACGGCGCGCCGACCTCGCCGGTCCACAGCCGGAAGCGCGCGTCGGCGATCGCCAGCGCCGCGAAGTCCGGCCATGGCTCGATGCCGATCGACAGGCTGGCGCTCGGCGTCTCGATCCGCCCCTCGAATGCGCCGTCGAACAGGTCGTAGCCGAGCTTGGGCAGCTTCGCGATCACCGGCCATGCGACCTGATCGGTCAGGTGGCAGACGTCGGGATGATCGTGGCTGGCGGCGCGCAGCGGCACCGTCGCGCCTGTCACCGGCTCGCACGCATCGATCTGGATGACCACGCCGAGCATCAGAAGAGGCTCACCATGTTGATCTTCGCCTCCCACGCATTCGCGCGGCGCCACGTCTGGCCGAGATCGCCGACCAGCGGGCCGAAGTAGCAGCGGCGCTGGCGCTGCGGGTGCGGCGCCGGATCGGTGACCAGCGCGACGCATTCGGTGTTGCCGATCCGCTCGAGCAGCGGCGCGGTGAGCTGCTCGACCTCGTCCCGGCGAACCGACGAGAAGGTCAGCGAGGCCGTGCGCAGCTTCACACCACGGTTGCGGAGCAGCACGCCACGGCGGCTGAATTCGAGCGCGCCAAGGTCCTTGACCCCGAACTCGGCGCCGAAGCTGAAATTGCGTTCGAACTGGATGCGCTTGCCAGCGACGATCCGGCTGGCCCGCATCGCAAAGCCGGTCGCACCGGCGTAGAAAGTCAGCCGGACGTACCGTGCCGAGATCGGCGTATCGCCTGACCAGAGTGCGACACCGCGGTCGCCCGCATCTCCCGCATAGGCAGATTGCGGCGTCGTCACCGGAACGCCGTCCGTGCTCGGACCCTGTGCGTCGGTGGCGTAGGTGACGGTGAACAGCGCGCTGGCGGGCAAGCCGGCGAGCCCGAACACCAGGATCGTGTCGAGCACGCGATCGGCGCCGAGGTCGAACTGTACCGCCGCGGCGTTCAGGCCGGCGTTGCAGGCGAGCTGGCAGACCACGCCGGCATAGTCGTTGAACAGGTTGGTGATCGAACCGGTCTGCAATGAGCCGAACCCGTCCGTGGCCGTCGCCTGAAGCGGCTCGATGATCCATGCATTGGCCATCAGCTCACCCGAACAGCTCGAGGGACGTGGTTTCGGCATCGAGGTCGATTTCGATCCGGGCGGTCAGGCAGGGCAGGTCCGCGCGCTGCTCGTCGTCGACCAGCCGCACCGTCGGCACGCCGCTCTCGACGTCGGGCCAGACCAGCTCCTCGATGTCGACCGCGAAGCGGCGGCGCTCCGCACCGATCAGCACACCGCGCGCATTGGCGACCGCCTGCGCGTCGTCGATCCGATCGAAGAAGCCGGGCGCCGGCGTCACCGTGCCGTCGCGCGCATTCGGGTAGCGGCCGGCGGTGAGGCCGTCCGACCAGGTTGCGACCGCGGCGGCGCGGGTCGCCGCGGCGATATCGTCGAAGTCCGCAGGCATCAGGCCGCCTCCACGAAGGCGCGGTTCGCGCCGATGAAGCCATCGCCCAGACCGCTGCCCCTGGCCGACATCCGCTCGAGCAGCGCACGCACGTCACCCATCTGGTCGGAGAGCTGCTCGAGCAGCTCGTTGCCGGTCTGGGTGTTCGCCGCGGTCTTCGCCGCGCTGTCCGCGGTCGCCTTGGCGAACGGGTTCTCGACGCCGCCGGCGATCGGCACCGCATTGTCGATCGTCTCGATCGCCTTGGCGGTCGCCGCCTGGATCAGCGCCTGCGCGTCGAAATATTTCGACGTCGAGCCGTACAGCTCGCGCTCGACGTCGAGGTACGATCGCGCCGCCGACTGGTATTTCTCCTGATCGATCCGCTGCCCGGCGCCGATCTGGTCGAGGTACGGCTTGAGCTGGGCGAGCGCGGTCGCCTCCTGGTCGCGGTACGAATAGGGCGAGCTGCTGCCCAGCTTCAGGTCGGTGAGGAAGGTCTTGAGCGACGCCGAGGCCGAGGCGGTCGACGTCTTCACCTGCTGGAGCTGGAGATTGTAGAGCCGCTCGGCCTGCGCCATCTCCTCGGCCGACGCGCCGCCCTCCTGCAGGGCAGCGACGGTCTTGCGGAACTTGCGATTGAGATCGTCGACCGCCGCACCGACCGGATCGAGCAGCGCCTTCAGCTCGCGCGGGACGCTCTCGATCAGCACCGCCTTGGAGAGCGCGGCGTCGAGATCGATGCCGAGCGACAGGACGCGCTGCGCGGTCTTGCTGATCCTGATCGCGCCGTCGCGGATCGCGTCCTGCGTCGCGACGAGGATCGCGGTCGCCTCGTCCGGGCCGTCGTAGATGATCGAGGCGTTGCGCGGGCTCTTCGCGCCGACCTGCGCCGAGCCGGTCGACGAGACGCGGAAATTGTTCTTCCCCTTGCCGATCGACACCGCGAACGCGCCGACCTCCGTGCCGAACGCATCGGCGACCCGGCGCAGCGCGGTCTGGACGCTCCTCGCGCTGCCCGACAGGCCATCGGTCACCTGCCGGTCGCCCGACAGGGCCGCGTTACTGTTGACCGAGGTGATGACCGCCGCGCCGCGCGGGGTGTGCATGAACAGGCTGCCGAGCACCCCGCCGAGCACGCCGCCAAGCGCCGCGCCGATCGGCCCGGCCGCGTTGCCGAGCAACGACCCAAGCTTGCCGCCGACCGCCTTGGTGATCGTGCCGGTGACCGCCTTGCCGGCCATCTCACCGACGACCCCGCCGATCGCCGAGCCGACCTTGCTCTGTCTCGCGCCGGTAATCGACGAGAAGACCGATCCGCCGATCTGCCCCATCGCGGCGCCGGCCAGCACGCCCGACAGCTTGTCGATCGACGCCGGCGAGAGGGTAAGCCCGGTCGCCTTGAGCGCCTGGCTGATCAGCTGCGCGGTCTCGGCCGACTGGCCGGCGATGCCGCCCGGGCGCAGCAGGTGCGTTAGCGGCCCGGAGATCCGCAGCCCGAACATTTCGGCGACGCTGCCCACCGCGCCGGACAGCGCCTCGCCCGCGCTCATCGCGCCGAGCTCGAGCCGGTGCGCCCACAGGTCGGCGCCCGACATGATCCCGCTGTTCAGCTCCTCGACCGCCTCGGCGATCGCATCGCCGCCGATCGTCTCGCGAAACGCCTGGTCGAAGCCCTGCGCGCGGGACGCGACGGCGTGCTGGCGCGCGCGCATCGCATAGTCGAAACCCTCGCCCTGCGTCAGCTTGCCGGCCGCGACCAGCTTGAAGATCTGGCCGAGCTCCTCGCGGTAGACGCGCGCGGCCGCGGCGACCGGGTCGTAATGTCTGGCGAGCTGGTCGAGCGACGTCTCGAGCTGCTCGTTGGTGCGCTTCGCCGCGGCGGCCGCTTCCTTCTGCTGGCGCAGCTCCTCGGCATAGCTGCGCGACGCGGTCGGCGCGCGGCGGAAGGCGAGCACGTCGTCGCGCGCGAAGCTGCTCGAGGTGACCGCGCCGTCGCGCCCCTGATTGCCACCGGTGACGCGGATTCGCCCGCGCGCGTCGGTGCCCTCGAAGAAGCCGACATGCCCCTGTTCGCCGTTCCCGCGCCGGAGGACGACAATGTCGCCGGGCAGCGGCCGGTTGGTGGCGGTGCCGAAGTTGAGGAACGACCGCGCCGACAGGCTTCCGGTGCCCTTGATGCCTTGCCCGGCGAGCACCGCGTTGACGAACGCCGCGCACCACGCGACCTTCTCCGGATCGATCGAGATGCCGGCGGTCCCGAACAGCTCGCGCAGCGTCGCCTTGCCCGCGCCGGTCTCGCGCGTGCCGAGATACTGCCGTGCCGCCGCGAGCGTCGCCGCGCCGTTCTCGCCCGCGAGCTGGGCGCCGAGCGCGCCCGGCTTGCGGTTCTCGGCGGCCTGACGATCGCCTTCCGCCTTCAGCGCCGCCTCACGCCGCCGCTCGATTGCCGCCAGCTCCTTCGTCAGCGCGCCGGTCACATTGCCGCTGGCGATCGCCGCCTGCTGCGCCGAGCGCTTCATCTCGTCGTAATGCTGGGTGATGCGAACGATCGGGTCGACCGAGGCGGCGGCATCCAGCTCCGAAAGCGCGACGCGCGTCCGGTTGACCGCCTCGGTGGCGAGACGCCCGTCCGCCCTGAGCTTGGCCATCTGGCGCTCAAGATCGGCGACGCGCTGCGCCTCCTTGCCGGCCGTCGACGAGATCATCGCGGTCCCGGGCTGTGGGGACGCCGCCGCGGCGCGCGCGGCCTCCGCCCGCGCCGCGGTCAGCTTGCGGTCGAGCGCGCCATATTCCTTGATGAGCCGCGCGAGCCGCTCGTTCGCATCGGCGTTCGCCTGCTGGCTGGTCGAGCGTTGCGTCTCGATCGACTTCTTGAGCTCGTCATTCTGGTCGCGGACCGCTGCGGTGACACCCTCGACCGTCCGGGCGAAGCTCTTCTTGGCCTGCTCGTTGATCTCGGTCGCGCGCGCGTCCTCGCGCATCTTCCTTTCCGCGTCGCCAAGCGCATCGTTCGTGTCGAGCAGCTTGCCGATCAGCGGGGTGAGCGCGACCACCGCGGTCATCGTCGCGATCCCGCCGAAGCTGGTCAGGAAGGCCGAGACGCCGGCAAGCCGGCCGCCCATGCCCTGCAGGGCGAACCCGGCCTGACCGATCTGCTGCGCGAACGCGGTGGTGATGCTCTGGCCGCTTCCGACCTGCACCGCGAAGTCTTGGAACTGCTGCCCCAGCATGATCATCGACTGACGCTGCTGCGCGGTCGCGCCGCTGGCGTGCTGACCGACGGCGATGCTGTGGCCGGTCGCGGCGGCGACCTCGTCGAGCTCGACCTGCAATTGCTTGAGCGCGGCGATCCGCGCGCGGATCTGGCCGGCGTTCTCCTCCTCCATCCGCGCCGAGACGCGCGCGGCATCGGCGCGCTGGAGCTCCTTTTCGGTCGCGATGCCGTCGGCGAAGGCGATCCGCTGCGAGGCTTCCTCGACCATCCGGAAGGCGGCGGCCTTGCGATCGGCGGCCTGCGCGGCCGCGGTCAGCTGCGCGATTTCGCCCGACAGGTCGAGCGCACCGCTCTTGGTCGGCCTGACGTCCAGCGCCGACTGCGCGAGCCGCTGGACGTCGGTCAGCGCCGACGACCACGTCCCGCGGATCTCCTGCGCGGTCGAGGTCGCGCGCTGGCGCAGGTCGGCGAAGGCGCGCGCATTCTCGCTGCTGAACTGGTCCGCGCGCAATTGCAGGCGCGCGACGATGTCGGTCGACATGGGTGCGCTCCTATGAGGCGGCCGACTGCGCCTGGCGGGCGTATTCGGCGGGGATCTCGGCCTCGGCGATGCGGATCACCGGGGCGATCGCGAAGGCGTTGCGGAACGGCACGTCGCGGACCAGCGCGAAGATCGGCTGCCCCTCGGTGATCCCCGCGCTGCTGCGCCCGCGCGCGCCGCCGGTGTCGCGACGTCGCTGGCGGCGGTGCGCGACGAGCAGCGGCCGCTTGCCCGGCTGCCAGAGCAGGTCGAGCCGCCATTCGGGGTGGCTCATTTCCCACTCGTGCGGGCTGATCAGCCCCTGACGGTTGCGGCCGCCCGCGGCCGGGAGCGGCACGGGCAGCCAGTTGCCGTCGCGGCCGCGGATCATGCCCGGCTCGCTCCAGAACCGCATCGCGCCCTGGCTGCGGGCATTGCCCTCCACCCAGATCTCGCCGACCGGGTCGCGCGCCGGGCGGTCACCCTTCGGGTAGACGCTCGATCGCCACGCCCGCCACAGATTGCCGCCGGCGGTCGCGCGGGTCAGCGCCTCGAGCCGCTGCTCGGCGCGCCGGGTGACGACCGCGATCGTCCGGGTGCCGGCGCGCAGATAGCGCCGCGCGATCCGGTCGGCCGCGGCATCGAGCGCGCCGGCGGGGAGCAGCAGCTCGACGTCGTCAGCCATCCTTCGTTACCTCGTCGAGGACGGCAAAGGCGTCGAGCAGCGCGGCGGGCTGTTCGGCGGGCGCGCCGGGGCAGGGAAGGACGCGCCCGCCGAGCGGCCCGGCGAAGCGCGCGGTGAGGAAATACAGGTCGACCACCGGCCAGATCGACGCCGGGAGCGTCAGCCGGGGGTTTTCGCGCCAGTGTCGTCCGTCGACCTCCCAGCCGGCGTCGACGGTGCGTCCGAAGTGGAAGTCGCCGGGCCGTCGCCGGACGATGACGGCCGCGCGGAGTTTCCCCGGTCTTCCTCGGTCAGATACGCCATCTGGAAGGCACGATTGCCCGCAGCGGTCATTTCGAGCGGGTCGAGCGCGCGGAGCGTCGCCTCGCTGACCTTGCCGTCGAGCCCGCGCTTGAAGGTGACGCCCGGGGCGGTGATGCCGGTGCAGAAATAGCGCAGCGCGACGAGCGGGGCGAGCTCGCGTCGCCGCTCCATCTGCTCGCGCAGGTCGCGATAGTCGGGCCAGCTCGCGGCGAGGATCTTGCGCACCTCGGCGAGCAGCGCGACGTCGGCCGGCGTGAGCTCGGCCTCGCCGCTTTCCTGCTCGATGTCGATCAGCTCGAGGATGCGGCCCTGCGCCTCGTCGCCGTCGAGCAGCGTGACGACGCCGCTGCGGATCGCGGCGAGCAGCTCGAAGCTGTAGACGCGCCCGGCATTGTAGCGCCCGGCGAGCTCGGCCTCCATCAGCGAGCGTTCGACGACCCCGGCGGGGGTCAACAGGAAGACCGGGGCGGCGGGATCACCCTCGCGCCACGCCGGCGTGAAGGCGATCGGTTTGGTGCTGGTCGCGACCATTGCTTTCGCGCTCCTCAGTAGAAGACCAGGATGCGGTCGCTGTCGCGCCCCGCGGCATCCTTGCCGGTCGACAGGCATTGCAGCGTCGTCTTGTCCGCCATCAGCTTGCCGCGGTTCTCGGCCTCGAGCGTCACCGGCTGCGCGCGCGGCACCACCAGCGCCCAGCGATTGCCCGCCTGGCTGCCATGCCGGAGCATCGCCGGCATGACGACGCCGTTGCCGATGTCAGAGATCGTGTCGCGATTGGCGACCAGCGTCGCGAGCGGATTGACCCCCAGCATCGACTTGCGGTCGGTGATCTGGCCCGGGCCGAAGCCGAACGGCGTGTTCGGATCGTCGATATTCTCGAGCTGCGAGCCCGGGTCGAGCGACCAGGTGCTCAGCCGGCACTTGCGGCGGTTGAGCAGCGCGGCGTTCGACACGTCGCTGCCCTGCACCAGCATCGGCGCCGAATGGCTGGCGATGACGATCGTCGCCGGGATCGCGGCGTCGACCTTGCCCTGGTAGATGCCGGTGCCGGTGAAGGTGGCATAGCCGGGCTTGGCGCTGTTGCCCTCAAGCGCGATCGTGCCGCGCACGCCGCTGAAGGTCGCCAGCGTGCCGTCGCGGTAGATCGCGCAGCTCGCCGCCGGATGGTCGACCAGCCGCGAGGCGGCGTCGGACGGTGAGGTCTGCGCATAGGTCCAGTTGGCGGGCACCGCGATGCTGCTGGTGTTGTCGAGCGGCGGGGTGAAGCTGTCGGCGAGCGTCGCGACGCGGCCGGCCGAATAGTCGATCACCGCCGCGGCCGCGCCGGCGCCGGTCCCCGCGCCGATCAGCAGCATCATGCCGAGCAGCGCGCGCGCGGTGCCCGGGAAGGCGGCGGGCAGCGTCACGCTGGTGGCGGTGCCGCCGGTCGCGACCGCCGCGGCGATCGCCGCGGTGAACAGCCCGCGCCAGCCGCACGCCTGGTACACCGCATGGTGCGGCGGCTTCACCGTCGCCGAATAGGCGATGCCCGCGCCGGCGCCCTTGATGCGGAACTTGAAGCTGATCGGCACCGCCTGCCCGACGATCAGCGGCGCGCCGGCGACATAGGAGCCGGTCGCCTCGTTGGAATCCTCCTGCGTCCACGGCGTGCCGTAGCTGACACTGTCGGCCTCGACCGGGATCGCGTGTTGCGTCGGGTCGAGCGCGAGCGGGGTGTCCTCGTCGGTCTGCAATCCGAACAGCACCGCCACATTGTTCTGGCGGATCGTCGGATCGTTCGTCTTGTCGGCCATGCGGCGCTCCTGTCAGGCGGCGAGCGCGGGGTCGGCCCGCGCGGTGATGAACTGGACATCGAAGTCCTGCGCGAAGCCGAGCCGGCGCTTCGACGACAGCTGCGCGGCGAAGAGCCGCGCGTCCGCGTCCTCGATCAGCTCGACGGTGCCGCCGAGCGTCTCGTCGGCGAGCAGCGCGGCGACGACCGCGGCGTGCAGCCGGTTGCGCGCGGCGGTCGGCGCAGCGCCGCCTTCGCCCTCGACGAAGCCGTCGATGGTGATCGTCATGACGCGGCGGGTGATGTCGACCTCGCGCTCGAGCACACGGTGCCCGCTGTCGGTGATGCCGAGCGCGGGAAAGTCGATCGGGTCGCCGGCCGGTTCGAGCTCGACCTCGGGGGCGAGCGGCGCCAGCGCGGCGACGATCGCGGCGAGGATCGTGTCGCGGACGGTCATGCGACGGGGCCGGCGTCGACCACGAACACGCGCCAGCCGGCGACGTCCTCGAGCGCCTTGCGTTCCTCGACGTTCCAGCGCCGGCCGCGGTGGGTGAAATGATCCCGCTTCGACGGCGGGGCGGGCAGATCGGCCGCGCGGATCTCGTAGGAGACCGCGGCGGGCGTGCTGCCCAGCAGGTCGCCGGCATCGGCGTCGATGCGGATCGCGCTGATCGGCGGAAGCACGACGCCGCCCTGCGTGTAGACGATCCGCTCGCGGTCCGCGAACGCCGCGAAGAGCGCCGGCGCCGCGGCCGCGAACGGATCGGGGGTCACTTGCCGCGCGCCCCCGGCTTCTGTGCGGTCGTATCGGCGTCGGCGTCGTCGCCGGCCACGTCATCGCCCGCCACTTCCTCGGCGAGCCGCGCGGTGACCATCCCGGCGGCGCGCTCTTCGGTCATCTCGCCATTGCCGTCGCCGACGGTCACCTCCTTGCCGGCATCGATATAGGCGCCGCCGTTCAGATAGGCGGCGCTGAGCAACAGGATCGTCTTCATGTCGGGGGTTCCTCGCTGTCGCGCCTCGCGCGGCGCGCTGCTGGTGGGCAGAAGGGTTCAGAAACTGCCGTTGAGGCGGACGTTGGCGGTCGCGGCGCCGGCGCTGCGCGCGGCGGTGAACACGCCGACCGGCGTGTTGCCGTTTGCCGTCGCGGTCACGACCTTGTTGGCGTTGTCCCAATAGGCGCGCACGCCCTCGGCGACCGCGGCATTGTCCTTGGGCAGGTCATAGGCGCCCGTCACCTCGAACGGGCCGCGCTGCCCGGCCTTGAGCGCCAGTTTCGAGACGCCGAACGTGGCGCCGATCAGCGCGCCGCCGCCCGAGGCGACGTCATACGGAGCGGTGAGCGTCAGCGTGTTGCCGACGCCGGAATAGTTACGCATCGTGGGATCTCCCGAAACGGCGCGGGCGGCTCCTGGCCGCCCGCGTCACGTCATGGCTGGGGAAAGGCCGGCTCAGTTGGCCGCGCCGGGGTTCTTGTAGAGCGCGCGGTGGTCGATCGCCTTGGCGCCGAACACCAGCCGCGCCTTGATGTCGATGCCGTCGACCTCGAAGCCCTGACGCTCCTCGGTCTGAAGCCCCTCGTAGCCGGCGAGATACGCATATTCGATCGTGTCGATCGGCTGCGCGTTCGGGTCGGCGGCGAGGAAGAAGCTGTAGTCGAGGATCCGCGGCTCGACCTGCGGCGACAGCGCCCGGTTATAGTCCGGGTTGATGTCGCCGCTGAGCGTCGCGACGTAATTGGCCGAGGTGAACTGGTTGGCCTGCTGCTCGCGCAGCGGGCCGACCACCAGCGTCGCCGGGGTGGCGGAGGTGAACCGCCCCTTCGGCGCGCGCTGCGTGCGCATCGCGGTGCGCCCGGCCTGCAACGAGTCGATGTTGATCGGCGCGCCGGCCGCGGCGAGGTTGCCGTGCGAGGCGTGGAAGAGCGGCACGCCGTCGGCCATCAGCGGGTTGCTGAGCAGCACCGCATAGACGACGTCGCCCTCGACCTGCGCGGCCTCCTGACCCATCGCCTGCGGAATGCGATCGAACGCCGACAGATCGTCGTTGATGATCGTCTCCCACGTCAGCGAGATGATCTGCCCGAACTTGCCGACCGCGTACTTCTCCTGCGAGTCGCCGACCGTCGCGTACTGATACTCGCCACCCTCGGCGACCTGCTGCATCGCCGAGATGTCGGAGAGCGCGATGCGGCTGACCTCGCGGAAGTCGGGCACCGACGTCTGGCGGCAAAAGGCCGGGAAGGTGCGCGGCGCCAGCTCGTAGCCGCGACGCAGCGTCCGCGAGACGGTGTTGGCGAGCACCCCGGCGAAGTCGGCGGTGGTGTGCTGGCCGGCGTTCTGCGGCTGGCGATAGCGGAACACCGCCTGTGCGACCTGCGGGTCGGTCATGTTGCGGGTGCTGACCCCGGTCGCGTCCATCCAGTCGCGCGCGAGCACGATCAGCCGGCGGCCGGCGAAGCCGCGCGCGTCGTCGTTGAGCTGGTTGCGCGGGTTCGCGCGGTTGGCGATCGCCAGCGCCATCGCCTCGGCGCGCGCCTGGAACTGCGCGACCGGGATCGTCGCCGGCGAATAATTGGTGATCACCGGCGCGGCGCTCGCGATCTGGTCGATGATCCGGGTGCGCGCGGCGTCGACCGAGATGCCCTCGTCGACCAGCGTTTCGCCGAACGTGTCGGGCAGATGCGCGCGGCGGACCTCGTTGCGGATCGTGGCGGCACGCTGGCGCTCGGCGACGATCGCCTGGCTGGCGATCTCCGCCATGTTGGTCGGCGGCGTGATCGGCGCAGGCGTCGGCGTCGGTATCGGGGAAGGCGTCGGCGCCGGGCTGGGGGTCGGGGTCGGCGCGGGCGTCGGCGCCGGCTCGTTCTCGGGATCCATGTTCGTCTCCTGCGGAGTGATGACGGCGGTCGGCGCCGGGGGGCTCTTCGCGTTGGCGATGAGCGGGTGGGCCGGCACGGCGCGGAACCCGAACCGGCTGGCGTCCAGCAGGTTGGTCGCGGTCGCATGGCCGGCGATCTCGTCGATGAAGTGGAGCGACAGCGCTTCGGGCGCGCTCATCCACGTCTCGGCATCGAGCAACGGGTGGAGCGCGTCCTCGCTCATCCCGGTGCGCGCGGCGTAGATCTGGACGAGCTGGTTCTGGAGGAAGTCAAGCCGGTCGGCGACGGTGCGCAGCGCGTCCGCGTCGCCATAGGTGCCGTCGGACGGCTTGTGGATCATCATCACCGCATTCTCGGCCATGATGATCCGGTCGCCGGCCATCGCGATCACGCTGGCGATCGAGCCGGCGACTCCGTCGACGATCACCGTCACCGTGCGCGGCGATGCCTTCAGCGCGTTGTAGATCGCGAAGCCGTCGAACAGCAGCCCCCCGAGCGAGTTGATCCGGACAGTGATGTCGTCGGGGGCGTGCTGGATGCGGTCGACCAGCCATGCGGCCTCGAGCCCGTCGGCGCTGTCGCCGACGATCCCGTAGATCAGGATTTCCATGGTCAGTCCTTCTTCGGCGCCGCGCCGGGAGCGCCGGTCGGCTGGAGCGCGTTGCCGACCTGCGTGACCCGGCGCGGATCGCAGTCGAAGGTGAGCTGGCGCGCGTCGACCTTGTCCGCCCAGCGCTTCCACGCATCGAGAACGGTGTCGGGATCCTCGCCGCGCTCGCGGATCGCGGTTTCCGGGTCCATCAGCCCGGCGCGCACCATGTCGCGGATCGCCGGGCCTTCGGTCGCCAGATCGAGCATCGGGCGGGCCGGCGGTGTCCAGGCCATCGTGCAGCCCTCGACGTCATGCCCGGCGAGCTGCGCGGCGCGGAAGAACCACGCCGCGGCCGGCTCGCAGAATTGCGGGACCAGCATGTTCCACGTCCAGCTGTCGAGCTGGCGGTGGTACTGGATGCGGCCGATCCGCCCCGACGAGTAATTGACGCCCTCGAGATCGCCGAAGATGTCGTAGGGCAGGTTCATGCCGGTCGCGAAGGTCCGCACCGAGATCTTGGTGAAATCGGCATAGCCGTCGACGCCGGGCGGGTTGGCGAACTCGATCTGCGTCCCGGCCGGCACGTCCTCGATCAGCCCGGGCTCGATGAAGTCGTTGAGCGCGTCCTGGTCGTCGGCGTCGTCGTCGCGCGCGCCGATCCGGAACACCGCCCAGCTCGCCGCGATCTTCTGGCGCAGCAACTGCGCATCCTGATAGTCGCGGAAGTCGTTCATGGGCAGGATGACGGGCGCGAACCAGCTCGCGCCATGCTGCTGCCCCGGTCGGTCCTGACGGAAGACGTGGAGCACGTCGCGCGCCGGCACCGCGGTCGCGACCAGATTGCGCAGCGCGATCGCGCCGGGATGCTGCGGGAAGAGCCAGTAGTTGACGCGCGCGCCGAGCTGGTCGAGCTGGATCCCCGACACATAGGTCCCGCCGCTGAACACGCCGTTGCGGGTCGCGTCGAGATGGTCGGGCTCGAGCATCTGGATCTGGAACGGCACGGGCAGCCCGTCGCGCGCGTAGCGCGGGCGGTTACGCGCCAGCACCGCGCCGCTCTCCACCACCGTCCGCGCCGCCAGCAATTGCAGCCCGTAGAGGTTTTGGCGGCCGTCGGCGTCGCAGGCGGTGGTCTCGAAGTGGCGCTTGGCGAGCGCGTTCAGCGCCGGGTCCGGCTTGCCCTCGCGCAGCACCTGAAAGGTGATGCCCGCGCCGACCAGATCGGTGGCGATCGCCGACACCGCGCGCTCGGCATACGGGTTGTTGCGGACCATCGCGCGCGCGGTCTGCGCGAGCACTGCGGCGGCACCCTGCAGCTCGTAATTGGCGTCCTTGGCGGTCCGTCGCCAGCCCTGCGTGCGTCGCGACGCGGTCGCCCCGTCATATTGGGCGCGGATCCCGCGCAGCGACGCGCTGCGCGTCCGTGCCTGCTCGATCCGCACCAGCGCCTCGGCGCGCGACGCGGCCCAGCGCGGCGCGATCGCCGTCAATGCGCGGTCGATCATGCCCATCAGCAGCCGTTCCGCCAGCCGGGCGCGCGCCGGCGCGCGCGGACGCTACCGGGTGCCGAGGCGAGCGCGTCCATGATGCGCTGCTCGGCCTTCAGCATGTCGGCACCCGATTGATAGGTGATCTCGCGCCCGTCGGCGTAGCGGACCTTCAGGATGCCGCTCCCGATCGCCGCGCGGAGCGTGGCGAGATCGGCCTGCGTGTACGCCATCAGCGCCTCCCGAAATGGCTGCCGCGGGGTTTGCCGGTCAGCGGATTGATCGCGCGCGACCGGGGCTTCGGTGGCGCGGGCGGCGGGCGCGCCGGCGGGCGGGCCGGCGGCGTGGTGGCATCGGGCTCGGCCGGGCCAGCGGGAGCGTCGACGTCGGGCAGGTCGGGCGCGGCAAGCCGCACGCCGGTCGCCTTCGTCCATTTGGCTGGCGACCAGCGATCGAGCCCAAGCGCATAGGCCGCGGCCCGCGCGTAGACGCGACAGTCGATCGCCTCGTTGCGGTCGCGGGTCTTCTGCCACTCGCGCTTGCTGAAGCCGGTGCGCTTGTTCTTCACCGTCACCAGCTGCTCGGCGACGAGCTGCTGGAGCCATTCCGCGTCGACGCCCTGCGGAAGGTGGATGTACCCGGGCGGATAGGGTTCGCCGTCGATCGGCTGGTCGAGCTTCAGCCAGTCATAGGTCTCGGACTTGAACAGCGACACCGCGACCGTCCAGAGCTGGACGCCGCGCTGCACCTTGGTGCCGCGGACGGTGACGTCGACCCATGTCGGCCCCATCACCGGCATCGCCGCGCTGAAGCTGCCAATCCCCTTGATCGCCATCACCACGCGCGGGTGACGCCGCGCCCAGGCGTAGACGCTGGTGGTCGAATAGCCGTCGCCGGTATCGATCGCGAGCTTCGACATCCGCAGCCGGCGGCCGGAAGGCGTGTCCCACTCCTCGGTCAGGAAAGCGTCGAGCTCCTTCCACACCTCGGCCTTGGCGGGATCGCCGTGGAAGACGCGCTGGTCGACCAGCACGCTGCGCAGCCCTTCGCCCCAGCCCCACACGCTCGCCTCGATGCGGTCGCGCTGCACGTCGGCGCCGACGGTGAGGCGGGCGACCCACTCCGGCGCTTCGCCCAAGGTCAGCTCCTGCGAACGCCGCTCGTAGAGCCGCTGCCAGTCGGGCGCCTCGCCCTTCTCGACCCACGTCTGCCCGAGCGCGGTGTTGGTCCAGACCTTGTAGGTCTCCGGCGTCTTGCGCGCCTCGAGGAAGGCGGTGACGGTGGATTGCAGCTTCACCCACGACGAATAGGCTTCCCAGACGTGGAAGCCCGCGATGCCGCGGAACGGGGCGGTGGCCCGCCACTCGCCCTTCAGCACCGCGCCCCAGCGATCGGCATCGTCCCAGATGCAGCCGTTGTGCTCGCACACGTAATGCGCGGTTTCCGGCCGGTGGACGCCTGCCTTGGTCTTGTCCCAGCGGACCTGTTCCCACTTCAGCACCTGATGCGCGCCGCAATGCGGACACGGCACGAAGAAGAAGCGCTTGTCCGACTCCTCGAACTTGGCCTCGATGCGACAGGCGCCGGCGATCGTCGGCGTCGATCCCGCCAGCTTGCGCCGGTTCCAGAAATTGTTGGTCCGCTTGTACGCCAGCCCGAGCGGATCGCCCTCGATCCCGGCCGACGCCGGGTAGCGGCTGACCTCGTCGGCGAGGATCACGCGCATCGGCCGCGACGCCAGCGACGACGGGCTGTTCGCGCCGACGATCACCAGCTGCCCGCCGGGGAAGCGCTTTTGCAGCAGCTTGTTGCCGCTGTCGCGCGACTTGGCCTCGGCGATCTTCACCCGCAGCCGCGGCGTGTCGCGCACCATCGGCGTCAGGCGATCGGTCGACCACGCCTCCGCCATGTCGAGCGTCGGCTGCATCACCATGATCGGTGATGGATCCTGGTCGATGAAATAGCCGACGATGTTGTTGATGATCTCGGTCCACCCGACCTGGGCGGACTTCATCACCACCACTTCCTCGATCAGCGGGTCGCTGACCGCGTCCATGATCCCGCGCTGGAACTCAGCCCGGCTCGTGTTCCACTGCCCGGGCTCGGCGCTTGCCTCGGGGCTGAGCTTGCGGTGCTGGTCCGCCCACTGGCTGACCGTCAGCCGAGGCGGCGGCGCGAACACCGGCCACCATGCCGTTGCTGCTTCCGCCAGCTCCTGCGTCGCGACCAGATGGTCCGCGATCGTCGGTGCCGATCGCCTGCGCGCCGACCGTGGTGCCCGCGAGCTCGGCGAGTGCTTCATGCACGAGCTCCGTCAGCTTCTCCTGGATCGCGACCGGCGACTTCATCGACGAGATCGCCGGGGCGGACTTGCTGGGCAGCGACAGCAGCCGGGCGCGGACGCGGGCGAACGCGCCCTGCACGGCGAGGTTGACCAGCGCGCTGGGCAGCAGCTCGCGGCGCCGTTCGGCGTTGCGCATCGCCGCCTCGTCGGCTTTCTCCGCCGCGAGCCGCGCCTTGTGCTGGTCGATCGCCTTGCCCTTGCCGGCGATCGCGTTGGCGCTGGTCCAGGCCGCGACGAACTCGGCGAGCGTCGCGCCGTCGCCGGGGAGATCGCCCTTGGCGCGCAGATCGGAGATCCAGCGGCTCGACTTGCCGAAAAGCGCCGCCACTTCAGTGAGCGTGGGCCTGTAACCGGCCAAATCCATGGGATTAGCCCCCCCATGATGATGAAGTGCGCAATTTAGCTGTGCCTAGCGCGAAGCCGCGCCTTCGCCCCGCGCATAGCGGCCGCGCCGGGAAGGACCCGAAGGGTGGGGGAGGGGGCGATCGTCCGGACAGAGAGATGCCGCGAAATTGCAGCGGGATAGGGGAGGGCGCGTCAAACGGCTGAGATATCGAGCGGGATCGCACGCCACGCCGCGTCGGGCGCGTTGCGCTCGTAGAACCGCACGTAGGACCGCGACCCGATCACGCGAATGCTCTCGCGGATCGCGTTCATGGCGCGCTGCCAGCGCTCGTCGGCGATCTCGACCCGCAGCAGCATGAACAGCTCGGCGCGGTTGATCTGGCCTTCCTTGTCGACCGAGAAGACGCGATTGACCAGCGCGCGCAGCTCGGCCCCGCTGCCCGCCGCCCACTCGGCCAGGCACTCATCGATCAGCGCCTTCGCCGCTTGCAGCTCCGGCCCGAACTCGAGAATGTCGGACACCTGCACCTGCACCTTGCGACAGCCGTCGTAGGAGGTGAGCGTGACGTTGCCCTTCTTGCCGCCGATCGCCGCGTCATACTCCTGCGCGAGCAGCGCCTGAAACTCGCCGACGCTGTTGAAAGCCGCCGCCTTGAACCGCGCCAGCCGCGCCGACAGCGCCGCCGCGGCGTCGGTGGTCTTGCGCACCAGCTCGTCCATCAGCAGATCGGTGGCCTTCACGGTGGACAGCGGCACCAGCGCGCCCTTGGCGTCGCGCAGGTACGGCTGACCGGCGACGTCGATCGCGGCCGGATGCGCGCGCTGCGCGGTCACGCGGCGATGCTCGGCGGCACGACCGCGACGATCGGCGCGACCGGCGTCGAGGCGACCGCGGGCAGCTGCGCCGCCCAGGCGCGCAGCGTGGCGAGCGGCACGCCGACCAGCGCATTGCCCGGGTTGGGCGAGGCGAGGATGTCGGCCAGCGTCTTCATCAGAACATCGCTCCCTTCCCGTCGGCGGTGACGAACAGCGGGGCCGCGCGCGGGGTCGGCGAGCGGAAGACCGCGCGCAGGTCGCGCGCGATGACGGTCGCCGTTTCCTCGAGCTCGTCGAAGTCGGCGGTGGAAGTTGCCAGCCGCGCCCGGTGGATCAGCTCGTCGAAGCGCGGTGTGAAGCGTTCGAGCTGATCGGCCACGGTCGGGCGCGGCCGTAGCGCGGCGCGGGGGACGCGGCGCTGCTGCGCGGGGAGGCGGTTCACCGGGGGATGGGGCATGGCGGCCTCCACGGAAAAGCCGGTCGGCGCGGGGCGCGGCGGGCTTCGGGCGTAGTTGTGGCGGGGTCGTTCGTGCCGTCGTCACGACCGTTTCGCACCGTGCCCTTGCGGGCACTGCCCACAAGGGCACCCCTTGGTCAGCGGGCGCGACCCCATTGGTCGAGCGCGTCGACCAGCAGCCGCCGCGCACGGCGATCGGACATGCGCCACCGCCGCGCAGCGGTGCCCAGCGCCATGCCGTCGACAATGATCGCCAGCATCATCGCGGCAAAGGGGCCGACGCGCGCGCGCCAGTCGGTGTAGCGCCGCTCCAGAATGACCGCGGCAATGCGCTCGGCCGCCGCGGCGTTCGCACCGCCGCCTGACCCGCGCGGCTCGAGCCTCGCGGTGCGCACCGCCACATCGGCCGTGATGCGTTCGTGCGCGGCGACGATCAGCTCGGCCGCGGCCGCCTGGTGCGCGTCGATCGCGCCCGAGCGTTGCAGCCGGGCGAGCGTGCCGTCGATCTTCGCGGCCGCTGCCGCGCGGGCGTGGGTCTCGGGCGTGCCCTGCTTGTGCGACCAGTCCTCGCGCAGCTGGACGCGCTCCTCGATCCCCGGGGCGAGCCGGATGATTGGCGCTTTGGTCTTCTTGCGTTTGCTGGTCAGCTTGCGGCGCGGCCGCGGCGCGCCCAGCACCAGATGCGTGATGCGCTGCTGCTCGCGCTCGGCGGCGCTAAAGGCGGGCAGCGCCGCCGCATTCCGATCCGTCAT